TTGGAGCATTGTAGTCGTCAGTAAAGAACAGTTGGTCCTCTACCATGTCGATACCTGTTATTAAATATGTAGGGTTGAAGTTTAGCGTAGTGCTTGACGTTGTCCCATCACGCTCACTTACAACATGATACGTTAGTATATCATCCTTTACATTTAAAGACACTATAAGGTCAAGCTTATTGATAGCTCCTGCTGAGAAGCTAGGGTCGTGAACGAACCAATAGATTGTCTCACGAGTACCATCCTCATATGCACCGATACACTTTGCGTTATTACTCAATGCAGTGCCATTAAACTCTAATGTAGTAAGCTGAGTGTTCCCTTTCGAGTTCTCTACAGAGCCTATCTCTGATGCTTCCGTTGAGCCTAAGCGAACATTCAATGCGTCAACGTACTCGCCATTAGGCAGAAGTCTCTCGTCAACAGCCTTGTTCATCTTGCCTGCTATAAAATGTCTTTTAATGTTAGCCATCTACTTCATCCATTTATCCCGACCACGAAGGTTCATTAGCAGCCTGCCGGGGTGAATATTACTTATACGTATCTTAGCGTTTCTAAGGTCTGCAGTCTTCTTCTTTCTAGCTCTTGTAACTAAATACTCCTGTACACCATACTTAGCATTAAGGATAGCAAATGTGATGTATGAATATATATACTCCTCAAAAAGCTTGTTAACCTGAACTAAGGTATCATCTCCTCCCTCCATTCCATCAGAGACATACTCTAATATACATGACTCTCCTGACATAGAAGAATCAAAGTTAATCACTCCTGCGTGCTTATCTATCTTAAATGTAGGGTTAGCATTAGCCGTCTCTGTGTTAAGCCCGTAGAACGCTCCTATACCATAATCAAAGAACCAATATCCGTCATAGCAGTATCCTTCTAATCCATGGAATGGGCTAGCTTCATTTAAGTATATACTCTTCTTAGTTCCTTTTATTCTGTCAATGTCTAGGTTTGAGTTCTCAGCCTGAAGAACATTACCCGCCTCATCAAATAACATACGATAGTTATTGTCTTGAAGATACTCCGTAGCACTATTTACCTGAATGTTTTCAGTAAGTGGTCTTATCAACCCATCCTTGTATAGAGAAACTCTAACCCAATTCACATAGTCAGGAGGTAGAACGAATCTCAAGCTATCAGAAACCTGTAGCTGTAAAACCTTTATCTCCTTAAACGCATCATAGTTTAGCTCCTGTATGCCACGCTTAGCATGGAACAGAATCTTATATCTCTCCTCGTTATTGACCATGGAATGATTCCCGGAGTACATCAGCATATAGTTGTTGACTATATCATACAGGGAGATGTATTGGTACGAACCCCAATTAGCATTCTCAGGGCTCTTGCCCCCATTCTCATAGTATTGGTATTGTGTTATATATGACATTATTTTTCTTGTTGGTCATTCATTTGCTCCTCAGCTTTACCAAACTGTACAGCTGCCACCTCTCTAATTGACATACCTGCATACTGAAGAATCTTGTTTACTAAATCTACTTGGTCATCAACAGCTAACTCAAAGTCTTGGAAGTCAGCCTGTGATGAATCAAACATTGGCTCACCGTTTGTAAGTGTAACGTATGTCCACTTAGGGTCCTTAGGATATCTTATATAGTTGCATAATATTCCCTCGGTAAGTGTTGATGGATATGCTGTAAGTAAGTTACCTTCCTGAGTGTACGCAGGGAATAATCTATTTGGTGCAGTAAGCATAGAGTTGTTAAGCATTGTTATCTTTCCTTGAGTAACCTTCTCAAGCTCGTTCTGCTTTGGTTTAAATATTATATATCCTGAAGCGTTTACTGTAAATATATCTGAAGACAGAACTAATATGTTGCCACTTAACACCTGAGTAACTGTTGCAAACGTGGGTGCAACAGGTCTAAGGTTGAATACGATATCCCCCACCTGAACTCCATCAGATATAAAATCAGCTCCACTATCCTCAAGATTGCTTGCAACTACAGCAGTGCTAGTCCCGCTTGTTACTGTTGTCTCAAAACCCAATACCTTATTAATAAGATAATAGTCATCACCTGTATACAACTGAGCAGGCAGATAAAAGGTATTGTCAACATTGTGAGTAAGATATTTTGTTTCTGAGAAAAACTCTATAACCTCCTCATAGCTTCTCTTGATATCTGCATATCCTGTACCTGACTGACGGGCATTCTCTTTCTGTATCTGATAGTTGTACTGATAAAAGTATTCATCAAATATATCTAGCTGTGCTTGCTTGGCAAACAGGTTGAAATCAGATGGAGAGATATATCCGTAATTGTTTTTATTAAGAATAGATAGAACGGTATTTCTAACTGAGTTTATCATCTTTTATTTTCTTTACACAAAGATAATGAAAAAAAAAGAGGGCTCGTAAAAGCCCTCAGTTTCATGGTTTAGCATCAAATACTATGCGATAGCAATTCCTGTAATAGTTACTGCTCCACCTGCAGCTACTGATAAACCTGCAAGACTTACGTCATACTTTGGATTGGTCCAAGAAGTCTGAAGTGCTGCGATTACAGAGTCCTGAATACGGTCTCTTACACTAACATCATTAGCAGCCATAGCTGCTCCAATAGTTAATGTAACAACATCTTGTGCCGCTGCATTTCCGTAAGTAATAGTAACCGTAGTAGTGCTTGCTTGCTCAATTAGAACAATACCATCAACAGCAACTAGCTGTGATGTTTCTCCTGTCGCTGTGATAGGAATAGATAAAAACTTTTGCATGATAAAAAAAATTAGCAAATTATGTGAGAATATTCTCAGCACAAAGGTAAATAAAAAAAGGGACTCTATTGAGCCCCTTTTGTTAGAGTATGAAATTAACTTTCGTTATGAGGATAAACAAATATACAAATAATATGCCAAACTACAACAGCTTCTCTAAGACTTTTAAAGCTTCCACTCCTTCATCCGTTTGGAAGAAGCTAGCAACTGTTAAGTATGGGTCCTCGCCAAATGGTACGTTAAGCATCTTCTTCTTGTTTGTTGTCGTTGCATACCATACCTCCTTTTGGTTCTTTCTAAACTGTAGGATTCCTGTGTCAAAGAATCTTCTTACTGTAGCCTGAAGCTTCAGCATTGGGTCTCTGACAATATCTAGGAAGTCCTCAGGATATTTTCTAGCATAGACTAAGATATCACGTTTCATCTCTGCTGTAGATACCTTCGATGTGTCTATGCCAAATATTACTGAAGCAATATTCTCAAGCTGTCCTAAGCTAAGCTGACGAGCTTCTATCAAAGCGTCAACCTCTAGGTTTAGAATCTCTACGTCTTCTGAAGCATCCTTCTCTTCATTCACCTCCACAAATGACTTACCATTCATAGGGTGTAGGTGTAGGAACTCCTGTAATATCTGATTAGTTTTTGGTACATGAAGAAATCCATCTTCAAATATAATAGGTTCTACAATGGCATTACCATCCTGCTCATCCTCAAAAGGAGTCTTTTGATTGATGGCATAACGAATAGGTCTATTTATACCTTTGTCGTCATCAAACCATAGTAGTGGAAATCTTTTGCTGCCCCTTGATGGTAACATAAATGATAAGGGTGCAACCTGTCTTGTGAGCCGATAGCTCTTGCTTACGAATCTTTCTTTTGTTTTCATTAGATAAAATTAAATTTTTAAAAAATAGGGAGTGCCATTAGACACTCCCCTTGTTTGTGTTAAATCATTCTTACTCTTGGAATAAGAAGAAGTTGTTTGCTCCTAGAGTACATACTGCTCTCTCAGAAAGGAAGTGAACCTCCATTGCATCTAAGTCAGAAGTACGTGCCCCACCTGCTGAACCTGTAATCCAAGTCTTGTATCGTCTGTCTTCAGTCTCTGAAGCTCGGTAACGTACATGAAGGAAAGGACGCTTAGCATTCTTACCCATGATTTGGTCATATACAGTAGTGGAACCTGCAGGAACTAATAGACCGTTTACACGACCTGAACCTGCACCTGTTGGTAAACCACCTCTCATTGTTGGGTCATTCAAGTATTTCCAATCAGACTTGTAGAAGTCATATCCTCTACGGAATCCTGTGAACCCAAGGTTCAACGCCATCTCTTCGTCATTGTCAAACAATCCGTAAGATGTACCACCTGCTCCGTAAGAGTTCTGAGCTGCTAACATATCATCAATGTCAAATCCAAACTGTCGGTCTAAGAAGATAACATTCTCTTCGATAGAACCTTGCTTGTCTAA